ACAACTAACTCTACTTATGCAACTGATGCCACCGTTGGTGGAAATCTAGTTGTAACTGGCACTACAAAACTTGTATCTGCTGTAACCGGCAAGTTCATTAAGCACGTTGGTCATGCTCCCGGAGTTACTGTTAACTCTACCGCAGGAGACAGCCCTACTATTGCTACATTTGTACAGCCTGCAAACACCATCATCACAGACATTAAAATCTTTTGTGTTACTGCTCCAGTTATTGGGTCAGGTGATATTGGTTATGAAGTTGGAACTTCTTCTTCTGGCGCACAAATTGTTGCGACTCAAGCTGATGAGATTCTAGATGCAGGAACAACTGTTGTTGTTGGTAACGTAACATTAACCGCTTTAGTTCTTCAAACTCAAGATGGAGCAACTGCTCCCGCTTCTGTGCAATACTCGGCAGTAGCTCGCAACATCTTCTGTAACATTACTAACACCGTTAATGCTACTACAGCAGGATCGTTTACTTTTATTATTGAGTACGTTCAAGTAGCGTAATTGTTAAATATTAAGGGGTGCAATGCGCCCCTTTCTTTTAGGAGAATATAATGGCTGATGCAGTCGCAACACAAACAATTACAGATGGGGCTAAATTTGCCACATTTAAGTTTACCAATGTCAGCGATGGTTCTGGAGAAGCGGCAGTCAAGAAAATTGACGTATCTGCTCTTACCAAAGACCCCATGACGGGTCAGGCTTGCTCTAGGGTAGACATAAGCAATATTTGGTACAGCACTGTAGGTATGAGCGTAAAAGTCTTGTTTGATGCCTCTACAGACGTATTAGCGTGGCATCTTATTGCTGACTACTCTGATCAGTTAGATTTTTCTGGATTTTCTGGAATACCTAACAATGCAGGTAGCGGAGTAACTGGTGATATTATGTTAACAACCGTAGGACACTCTAGCGGTGATACTTATAGTATTATTATGAAAGTAATTAAATCTTATGGCTAGAAACTATAAGCTAGAGTATGCAAACTTTCACTCCAGACCTGAAGAGAAAAAACGCAGGGCAGAGCGAAATCAGGCTAGAAAGCTAATGGAGAAGAGAGGTCTTGTCAAAAAAGGTGACAACAAAGACGTAGACCACAGAGACAGGAACACTGGCAACAACTCGCCAAGTAACCTAAGAGTCTCTTCTAGAAAAGACAATAGGTCTAGAAATAGCAAGACAAAAGGTTAAACCAAAATTACAGATAGGGGTTTTTAAATGAAAGGTGTTAAACATTACAAAAGAGATGGAACTGAGCATAAAGGTTCTAATCACAAGATGTCTGACGGTACTTTGCACACGAATAAATCTCACACAAAATCTAGTGTAAAATTGTTTCATTTAAAAGATTTATCAGCTAAAGCAAAAGCTAAGGCAAAAAAGGGTTAATTCATGGCAACGCCTAGAAAAGGCAAGGCAAAGGTTAAGGTAACCTCGTCAGGCAAAAAGGTTAGCTATGGGCAATCAGGAAACGCTAAAGGCGGTGGCCCAAGGGTTCGTGCAGGGACATCTAAGGGAGACAGTTACTGTGCAAGAAGTCTTGGAATAAAAAAAAGGCTTTCTAAAAAGAAACAAAATGATCCTAATACTCCTAATAACTTGTCCCGCAAACGATGGAAGTGTTCTGGAGCTAAATCCAAAAGGAAATAAACTTGGCTAATAAGGAGAAATGGTGAATGTGGACACCTATTGTACTATTATGTCTTACAGCGAACTTAACAGACTGTATTGCTGTTGGAGGCCCTGCATTACTAAGTAAAGAGTCTTGTGTAAGATCTGTACAGGAAGTTGGGATACCTTATTTTAATAAAAAATATACTGACAGAGTAGTTCGTGGATATAAATGTACACAGTGGAGCGTAGACATATAATGGCCCCACGTAATTACAAAAAAGAAAATGCTAACTATAAAAGTAGACCAGAGCAAATAGCTAAACGTGTTGGTCGTAACAAAGCTAGGCGAATGGCTACAAAAGCAGGCTTAGTTAAAAAAGGAGATGGTAAAGACGTAGATCATAAAAACGGCAATCCATTAGATAATAGAAAAAGTAACCTACGGGTGCAGAAAGCATCTAAAAACAGATCGTTTCCAAGAAACAAAAAAGCAGGAAAGGCTTAATACAATGATGGGCATGAAAAAGAAAGATAAGAAAAGCGTACAAGGATACATGGGCGGTGGTATGGCTAAAAAACCTGCAAAGATGATGGGTGGAGGCATGGCTAAGAAGTCTATGGGCTACAAAAAAGGCGGTATGGCTAAAGCTGGTGCGTCTAATCCTCCTAACAGAAAAGCTAAGAAGTAACATGGCAAAGGGTGTACAGCATTACTATAAGGACGGGAGAAAGTTTAATGGGGTTAATCATAAAATGTCTGATGGGACCTTACACACTGGTAAAACTCATACTAAAGGCTCTAAACCCTTGGTCCATTTTAAAGATCTTACCAAGGCAGCAAAAGAAAAATCTAAACGTGCCTAAGTATTTAGTAGGAAAGAAAAAAAGTAATGGCTAGACAACTAACAGAAAATCAAACTAAATTTCTGGAGGTTCTGTTCGATGAAGCAGGGGGTAATCACGCTGTAGCAAAAAGACTAGCTGGCTATAGTGAGAATACCCCTACTAAATCTGTAAGAGATGCTTTAAAGGATGAAATCTTAAGCGCAACTACAGATTACTTAGCACAGATTGCACCTAAAGCTGCTATAGCTATGGCTAGTGCCTTAGATGATCCTACTGAGTTAGGCATACGAGACAAGATGGCTGCAGCTAAAGATCTATTAGACAGAGGTGGCTTTGGTAAAGTAGATCGTGTGGATGTAAACTCTTCTGGTGGTGGCGTATTTATATTGCCAGCTAAAGAAGGTACGAACGAATAACTAAAAGAGACTTAGGCTATTGGGAACTACCAAAGCCGCGCAGAGGCCAAGAGAGAAATTGGCACACAATAGCAAGAGTATCCTTACTACAAATTCCATTTGGGTATGAAGTTAATCCTACCAATGAAAGACTACTAGAGCCAATAGCACACGAGCTTGACGCATTAGAACTTGCCAAACAGCACGTCAAACAGTATAGTATTAGAGATGTAGCACAATGGCTGACAAGACAAACAGGGAGAAGTATCTCCCACATGGGTTTAAAGAAAAGATTAAGCATTGAGCGAAAACGTAAGAAAACAGTTATTATTAAACGGAGACTTGCCCAACGTCTCCAAGAAACGCTACAAGAGATCGAAAAGCTCGAAAACGGTAGAGTTGGAGCCTACTCCGATAGAAAGCCCACAGCAGAATAAAACAGTTCCTGCAGTCCCAATGGCTGCTCCGTTTGACACAGAAATTGCACAAGACATAGTTTTCCAGCCTAATGCTGGCCCACAAACAGAATTCTTATCATCATCGGAACGAGAAGTTTTATATGGTGGTGCTGCAGGTGGTGGTAAATCTTATGCAATGTTAGCTGATCCATTACATGGATTAAACAGTCCTAACTTTAGTGGGCTACTAGTCAGACACACAACTGAGGAACTTCGTGAACTTATACAAAAAAGCCAAGAACTATACCCTCGTGCAATACCAGGTATCAAATGGTCTGAGAGGAAAAGTCAGTGGACCTCACCTAGAGGTGGAAGACTTTGGATGTCGTACCTCGACAAAGATATGGATGTTACACGTTATCAAGGTCAGGCATTTAACTGGATCGGTTTTGACGAGCTAACACAATGGAGTTCTTCCTACGCCTGGGACTATATGAGATCTCGTTTACGTAGTGCCTTCTCAAAAGAACTAGGTTTGTACATGAGAGCTACTACAAACCCTGGTGGTCTTGGACATCAATGGGTTAAGAAAATGTTTATTGATCCTTCTCCTTTGCGAGAACCTTTTTGGGCTACAAATATAGAGACAGGAGAAGAAATACGATTTCCTAAAGGCCACACTAAAGAAGGACAACCTTTATTTAGACGTAGGTTTATTCCTGCTAGTTTGTTTGACAATCCTTATTTGGCTGAGAGTGGCGACTACGAAGCAATGCTTCTTTCTCTCCCAGAACATTCAAGAAAGCAATTACTAGAAGGTAACTGGGATGTAAATGAAGGTGCTGCTTTTCCTGAGTTTAATAGAAAGATACACGTAGTTGATCCATACAAGATACCAACCAACTGGACAAAGTTCAGAGCTTGCGACTACGGCTACGGAAGTCACACAGGCGTTGTATGGTTAGCAGTAGCACCAGATGAATCATTAGTAATATACAGAGAATTGTATTGTTCTAAAGTTACAGCAACCGACTTAGCTGACATGATACTCGACGCAGAAAAAGAAGATGGCACAATACGATACGGAGTACTTGATAGTTCGTTATGGCATAATAGAGGAGACACTGGTCCTAGCCTAGCTGAACAAATGAATATGAAGGGGTGTAGATGGAGACCCTCTGATAGATCAAAAGGCTCTAGGGTGTCAGGAAAGAACGAATTGCATAGAAGACTACAAGTTGATGAGTTTACAGAAAAACCACGGATGGTGTTTATGGCTACATGTACAAACACAATAGCACAACTACCAGCTATTCCACTAGATAAACGTAACCCAGAAGATGTAGATACTAATTCTGAAGATCACCTTTATGATGCTTTAAGATACGGAATTATGACAAGACCTAGAAGTTCTATATGGGACTTCAACCCAGCAACACAACGATCAGGCTTTCAAGCGGCTGATCCTAGCTTTGGATATTAAATATGGCAGAAATAGAAGACCTCTCATTCGAAACAGACAATGTAGTAGCCGCAGAAGATGCAGAAGATAAAATCTTTGACTCCGCAAGTGCGGTTGTTTCTTTTGTATCAGAAAGATTTAAAAGAGCAGAGGATGCCAGGGAGGGCGATGAAGAAAGATGGCTACGGGCGTATCGAAACTATAGAGGCCTATATGGACCGGATGTACAATTTACTGAAACAGAGAAGTCTCGTGTATTTGTTAAAGTTACCAAGACTAAGACACTGGCTGCATACGGTCAGATCGTGGATGTTCTATTTGGCAATAACAAATTCCCTTTATCTGTGGACCCTACTATTTTACCTGATGGTGTTAGTGAGTCAGTACATATTAATATAGACCCTGCTGCTGAAGCAGGCTTGGAATCCCTTAGAAGTACTTTTAACGATGACCCGCCTAAACCATACTTAATTGGCCCCGACACACAGTTAGAGCCCGGAGAAACAATCCCAGAGTTACAGAAACGTCTTGGAGGACTAAAAGAAAAACTATCCCCTATGGGTGAAAAAATTATTGAGGGAGCAGGCGGTACTGCTAATACTATTACGTTCCACCCGGCAATGATTGCAGCTAAGAAGATGGAAAAGAAAATACAAGATCAGTTGGTCGAGTCTGGAGCATCTAAACATCTTCGCAGTATGGCATTTGAAATGGCCTTGTTTGGAACTGGTGTAATGAAAGGGCCGTTTGCCC